CAGGACCGTCTACGTTCGCGATCTCAGAGCAATCTTCGAGCTTCTCTTCGGGAAAGAGCAGTGATCCCTGCCAGTCAGATGGACCCTCGGATGGTGCGCATGCTCATGGATTATCTTCGCACGGAGTTAACCCAGTGTCTGAATGATCGCGCACCACTGGAGGCCCGATGGAATCGCTATCTAGCTGCATACAGGGCGATGCCACTGGAGGACTACAAGCGCTTCCCCTTCGATGGGGCAGCCAACTTGGTCATTCCAGTCATCGCGACTGACGCTGATACGGTGTTCAGCCGGTTGATGGGTATTCTCTTTGCAGCGGAGAACCTGTGGTCGTGCCGGCCGCTGAACAGTGGGATGGTGCAGTATGCTCCAAGGCTGCAGGAGTTCCTTCAGTGGGCACAGGGTGCTGAACTGAATGTCTATCCTGCGCTGGCAGATTGGCTGATCGAGCTCTGCAAGCTCGGGACTGGAATCCTCAAGACCCGCTACACGAGGGAGTCAAAGAGGGTCTACCAGTTCCGCGAGACTGATCGTGGTACCATCGAGCAGATCGCACAGCTGATGATTAAGGACCATCCAGTGGTCCAGCACACCAGCATTTTCGACTTCCTGCTGCCGGCGTCTGCAAGCGATATTCAGAATGCACCCTGGGTTGCTGAAAGGCTGAGCCTGACCTGGGGCCAGTTACAGAACAGGGTTGCTGCTGGCATCTATCAGAACCCGAAGGGAATCACTGCAGCCTGGGCTCGTGACAGGGGCAGCGATCAAGTCAGGACCATGCAGGCTCTGGACGCCTACGTCCCCGGCCTGGGCGACAAGTTCGACATCTGGGAGAGCTGGCTGGATTTCGATATTGGAGGGATTCATGAGCCGATGGCACTGGTAGCTACGGTCCATATTCCTACCATGTCGTTGCTGCGCGTCGACTACAATCCCTTCTTTAATCAAGAGAAGCCGTATGCCGACGCTCGTTACCTGCGTCAAGAGAAGCGATTCTACGGGATTGGTCTATGTGAGATGCTCGATCAGTTTCAGGATGAGATCTCGACAATGCACAATCAGCGTCTCGACAACGCTACGCTGGCAAACTCCTCAATGTTCAAAGCCAGGAAGAACATCGGGATCAAGCAGGACGAACCCGTCTTCCCCGGTCGCTGGTTCCTCCTCGACGATCTGAACGATGTTCAGACAATGGCGATGGGTCAGAGGTATGACTCGACTGTTCCGTATGAGCAGCTCACGCTCTCGTACGCGACGAGACGTACGGGAGTTACGGATTACGTTAGCGGTGCGGACAACCCGTCTATCGGGTACGGAACGGCTACTACGGCAGTTCAGCAACTACGTGAAGGAACTAAGAGATTTGATCAGGTACTGAGGGAAGCACGTCGTTGCCTCGGTATCGTAGGGACTCAGGTTGTGGAGCTGTATCAGCAATACAACCAGCATGGCAAAGAGTTCCTGGCGATGGGTCAGCAGGATGGGGCCGTCGTTCATCAGATTCTCCAGTTCCCGCTGGAGCTGCTGCGCACCAGCATTGGGGTTGAGCTGACAGCAACGTCGGCTAGTCTCAATAAGGAAGTCGAGATCAGGACGAACCAGATCGTGATGCAGATGGTGATGCAGTTCTACCAGCAAATCATGCAGGGCGTCTCCTACATGGTTAACCCGCAGATGCCACCGGAGATCAGGCAGCTAGCGAGTGAAATGGTCAAAGGCGGGACGATTCTGATGCGTCGTATCCTGGATGCATATGGGATGCAGGACGTGGATGATCTCGTGCCTACCTTGGGAGGAATGATTCAGAATGGACAGCAGCAGCTCACTACTCTCCAGAACGCTGCAACCGGAAACCAGGGCTTTGCTCCATCAGCTGGTCCGGGAGCCGGGATGGGGCTACCTCCAGCAGGCAATCCAGGAGGAGGTCAACTCATGCTTCCTCCGGCTCAAGGTATGCAAGCCGGAGGAGCTGGGTTCTATCCAGGGTAGACTCAGTGCACTCGAATGGGTGCTAGGCGTGCCCACCGAATTAGGGCGTAAACCTGTAGGACGAGAGGATTACAGATGACAGGTCCGTTCAGACCTTCCACCGGAATGCAGCCAGGGGGTAATCCTGGGCAGGGAGGTCCGCAGCCCGTACATCCGACAGTCGGGAACTATGGTATGCCTGGTAGTGAAGTTACTATCGAGCGTCCAACCTACCGGCCGCCGCCGAATGCTCCACAGCCGCAGGGTGGATGGGTCATGCCTGCTGCACCACAGCAGCCTCCGCAGACATTCGATCAGCAACAGCAGCCGCAGCAGCAACCGCAATACCAGCAGCAGCCTCCGCAGAATCAGCAGCCTCAGAACCAGCCGCATCCGACTGCTTCGTTCGGTCAGCCGGCGCAGCCAGCGCAGCCTCAGCAGCAACCTCAGGGCTATCCACAGAATGCTCCGCAGCAGCGTGTCGCCCTTCCTGATCACGTCATCATGGATGGCGAGAGCGTGCCGCCCGAGCTGCGTGGTCGTTCCTGGGGGCAGGTGAAGCAGATCTATGGTGCTCTGGCCAACGACTTCATGATGAGACAACAGGGCCGGCAGCCACAACAGCAGCCTCAGGGGCGCGATCAGGTCTACGTGCAGGGCGAGCCGAACGGTGGTCAGCCTCAGCAGCAGCGTGGTGGTCGTCCGCAGGGGCCGCCGAGTCAGGCAGCAGCAGGATTCTGGGCTGATCCGGAGGGTACGATCCAGCGTATCGTAGAGGGCTACGTGGCACCGATCACGCAGCGCACGACTGCGATGGCGATTCAGGAGGCGCGGCAGATCGCTGCGCAGGGTATCCCTGACTTCCAGATGTTGGAGGGGGAAATCATGCAGCAGCTGGCTGGGGCAGACCCCTCGACGCTGACTGATCCGAGGATGTGGCAGAACATCGCTGACCTGGTTCGTGGTCGACTGATGAGTCAGGGTCGGTATCAGGCACCGCAGCAGCAGAATGGAAACGGGCAGCCCGGCTATCAGCCGGTGCAGCGTGGACCGGGCTCGTATGTGCCGGCTCCAGTTAACCCGATGGGGCAGTTCTTCACGGAGGCTCCAACTCCTCCGTCGTACGATGGCAGCAACGGTGCGATGAACAACTACATCTCTGCCGAGGAACACGAGTACGCGCAGAAGATGCAGATGTCTGATGAGCAGTACGTGGCCTGGCGCGGTGGTGTTCAGCGTCAGGCCAACAGCCGGAGGTACTAGCGATGGCTGAGAAAGATACTGCTGAAGAATCCGCGCGTGTCACTCCGCGAGGGATCGATCCCGAGATGCTGGGTATCGTGGATCATGAGTCGCTGGACCCCCAGAAGCATTACCGTTTCGTGCAGGATCGTCCTCAGCGAATCGCCAGGATGCGGGCAAAGGGCTATCGCCTCGTCTCGGTTTCGGAGGATGGAGTCAAAACCGTACTGGAGGATGACACAGAAGCCGATGACAGAATCAGGGACGGGGATACAGTGCTCATGTGTACCCCGAAGGAGAAGTTCGAGGAAGGTCGGAGGAAGGTGGCGAAGATCACCCGAGGCCGGCTAGCAACACCTGAGGCTCAGTTCCGCAAGAAGACGAAGGGAGCTGGTCCTGGCGGAGTGGACATCGCAGTGCACACAGACAAGGAGTAGACACATGGCGTTTCACGCAGCTCGGCTACGGTCGAGTATGACGCCGAAGACGAAGGAGCGTCCCCTCGCGGCTGCAGCAGCTGGCCGTCGCGGTGACCTCCTCGTCGTGGATGCGAATGGAGCGTACGCAACTGCGGGAGCAAATCCCGCAGCCGTCGCTGCCACAGCAGCCAGTGATTACGGGCCGGACACCTCCGGCTTCAATCACCTCGGCCAGAAGGGATTTCCCCCTGGATACCTTCAGGGGCACAGTGTGGCGAACGATCAGCCTTTCCTCGCCCACTACATGGGTGCGCTTCCGGCAGCGGACGGCGGCACCTATGGCGTCACCCTCGATGCTGACGGAGAGTGGAAAGTCGACTTCAACAAGAACGCGGCAAACCAGCGTGTGAAGCTGGTGTCGCTGAAGCCGACCGAATCTCCCACCAATCGCAACCAGGTAGAAGTGGTGTTCCTGGCGGCGAACGTGCAGATCAACCAGTAACCGGAGACTGACATGGCACCAATCGTGCGAGGCCAGTACGCCGAGTTCCTGGCCCCTGGTCTGAACATGCGGACTTTCAACAAGTACCGCGAGAAGCCGGAAATCTACCGGCTGATCACGAACGTCAAGGACTCAACTCGGGCGTACGAAGAGGACTTCGCACACTCAGGGTTTGGCCCACTCGTTCCGAAGGGCGAGCTGGAAAGCACCACCCTGGATGAGCCGATCAAGCTCGGTGGAGTTCGGTTCATTCACAGGACGTTCGGGCTCGGCTTCGAGATCTCGGAAGAGATGCGCGAAGACGATCAGTACGGTCTCATGCTCGATCTGGCTTCCGATCTCGGTCGGTCCAGCCGGTACACGGCAGAGCTGTACGGCCACGATGTCTACAACAACGGCTTCACCAACGCGAAGTACGTAGGACGCGATGGCCAGCCGTTGTTCTCGCTGTCTCATCCGGTCGCAGGTACGGGTGGGCTCGGGGCCAATCGACCGGCAGTGGACGTCGATCTCTCGCAGGCGGCTCTCGAGGCTGCGTGGGCGAACTTCGCAGGTCAGGTGGATGATCGGGGAATGCCGATCGATCTGCAGCCGGCAATTCTGATGGTTCATCCAGACAACTTCCTGTTCGCTCGGAAGCTGCTGGAGACGGCGCAGGCGACGGGCAGCAACTTCAACGACATCAACCCGCTGTACAACATGAACATCAGGGTCGTCCCGTCTCCGTACTTCACGGATCGAGACGCCTGGTTCCTCATGGCTCCCATGAACGAGATCGACGTCCGGTTCTACTGGCGCCGGAAGCCGGATACTCGGACCTGGGATGACGATGATGCTGAGGGTACGATCCACAAGATCAGCCAGCGGCACAGCGTCGGGTTCGGTGACTGGCGTGGGGCGTACGGCTCGCCGGGTGCGTGATGCTCGGCAAGGGAGGGTGGGAGGCACCTTCCTTCACTAATTACCCAGGGTAATCTGATGGCGGATAAGATGGTAGCATTGGTGGGCCCCGGAACTGGCCCGCTTATGCACACCAGCCGAATGGGTCAGCTACTTGTGAAGCTCCGAGAGCTGACCGACGGACAGGTCAAGGTTGTAACTGACACTGCCGAGTCGTTCTTCAATAAGGATTGTGACTTCAGGCTTGAAGCTACATCCTGTGTGCAGGTCGAATACCAGGGTAAGTCGAAGAAGTTTCAGTGTATCATTCAGACCCATCCCAATGCCCTACATCGCGCTTGATCCAGCGCTTGCAGCACCAGCGCCGGCATCCACACTAGGTGCACCACTTACCAATCAGGGGAAGACCCTGCTTGATTATCGTGGTACGCTGAACATGCAGCTGGGTGCTCGGCCTGACGTTGACAACGGAATGCTGGAGACGTGGATCAATGATGCCTACCTCGACATCTGTTCCTCGCTTGAAATCGACGAGCTGAAAGGAAGCCTGCCTCTGACCCTCGTGGTTGGACAGCCCCTGTATCTTCTGCCTCGTGCGGTTCGAGCTATCCGTGAAGTCGGGGTTATCGATGCGGCGACCTATTCGACGGCCGGCGGTAGGAAATTGGCTCAGTCGGACTTGGCACGCTATCGTCGTAACTCCACCCTCAGTGACGAGCCACGTGAGTACTTCCGTGAAAGCAAGATGCTCGTCCTGTGGCCAACACCGAAGACCATTCGTACCCTCTCGCTGGATGTGTGGATCAGGCCACTGAAGCTGGTGGCAGATACTGACTCGCCGATCCTTCCTGAGGAATGGCATGAGGCCATTGCACTGAATGCACGAAGCAAGGCACACGTTGACCTGCGGGAGTACGAGCGGGCAGCGGTGGCCGAGAACAGCTTCGTCAACAACGTGAGGCGTAAGGATGATCCTGAAACATTGGAAGAATCAGATCGTATCATTGGCTCATCGGTTCCGCGCAGCCGTCACAGCCTTTTCCGCCGTCCTTCGAGGAGAACAGACGATGGCCTACGGTGATCCGCTGGACCAGTCCACACCTGCCGATCTGGACATGGCAGGACAGGGTGATGATCGGATACGCGAACTGAAGCGGGCACTGCGTCAGCGTCTTGCCAGCTTCTTCGTGGATGTCGATGCTGACCCACTCGTGCCCAAGGCTGGCTCGATCAATCCAGCTGTAGCATTCGCTGATGGTTCGATCCCAGGAACGAAGATCACTATCAACTCACTTCCTGCTGATCGTATCATCGGTGGGGGAGGTGGTGGTGGCGGTGGAGTAACGGACAATTCTGTCTACACCAACGCAATCCAGAACCTCGCAGTTAGCAACGGAAAGCTGGCTGACAACTCAGTCGATGCGAGGGTCATCGCTCCAGGTGCGGTTGGTAGTTCTGAGCTTGCAGTCGATGCAGTCAACAATGTAGCCATCATCGATGGTGCGCTGAGTCGATCGAAGATTCTGCCAGCACTCAAGGCGAATCTCACGTTCATCGCTACGCACATCTTCCAGTTTCCGCCGGCAACGATCCTGGCCCCAGGTGATACCTACTGGGACATCACGACTATCATCACGAATGACCAGACTGGTGGGTCTGTGATGGTACACATGCAGCCTGATCTGGACTATGCCGATTCAGGATTGCCGGCACACTGGTCCGATGGTCTGACGATGCATGGCAACATAGGCGTGAGCGGCGTTACCGAGAAGCTGATCCTACGCATTCACAACGCTAGCGCAGTCAATCGGGATGTGAGCAGCCACTACCTGTGGTGCTTCCTGTTCCAGCGTCTTTCAACGGCAGTTGTCGACTGATGACGAAGCCTGGCAGATTCGGTGAGGGCCGAGGGAAGTTCGGCCACTGGGGGAAGGGACAGCTAGTTCAACAGCTGCCCCAGGATGCCTCTATGACGTATGCGGATTTCAGGGGTGCCTATCACGCCGAGGGTGGACGTGAGGGCGTTCCTCCGAATGCATCGTCGGATATGCTGGACTTCTACGTATCGCAGGCCAACCGGCTCGTTAACCTGCCTGGAACGACTGCGCCTGCTACGACCTTCGGTAGGATTCCGGCTCAGATGATTCAGCAGATCGGGCTGAACAATGGCGCCGAGCTGATCTTCTTCGATCCTCCCTTCATTGGTATCCAGTCAAGTGGGCCGATCGTCTGGACCAGTGTACCCTTCATCGTGTCCAACAAGGTTTTCGTCTATGCTCAGTATGGCGAAACGCTCATCTTCTCCAACCGAGCTGGACCAGTCTTCGCCAAGGAGCCTGGAGCTTTCCCAGTTGCTACACCGTCTATTCCCCAGGCTCGATCGTACTTCGTTTTCGCTGAGCGGCTGTATGCCGCCGGTGCAGTTATCGATGGTACCGATGAGCCAATGGGAATGTCCTGGTCCGCAGCTAATGCTGAGCCGCGTGACTTCCTCTCGATCGGGGCAGGATCAGCCCTCCTTCTCGCCGATGCTGCAACAGGCGATGAGGTCGTGGCTGGACGAGTAATGAACCTGGACCTCTGTGCGGTGATCTGCAAGAGCAGTATCTGGGTTGGCCGGCGTACAGGGAATGCGTTTGAGCCTGCGGCATTCGAGCCTCGGGTGATCGGCAATGGAGGACTGACAGATCGACTGGTCTGTTCGACTCCGATGGGTGTGATGTATCTGAGCGACACGGGTGTCAGGGTATTCGATGGTAACAACTCGACGCTGATCAGTCCTCAGATCAATGCAGAGCTGCTGCCACTAGACAAGTCTGCCCTGAGTCTGTGGCGTATGTTCTACGATTTTCCGAAGAACAGAACGCTACTGATGACGCCGACCGGAACCTGGATTTTCGATCTGGAGTTCCAGCGGTGGTATCGGAGCAGCATGGTGGGAGTTGATGCTGCGTACTTCGGTACTCAGGTTGGTGGTGAGTCCTGGGCACAGCTGCAAGTAGCCCTGAACACATGGAACTCGCTGAACTCAACACCCTGGCTGGACTTGTCGTCCAGACCGTTTGGCGACGCAACCCTGCATTACTTGAAGTACTATGGAAGCCTTGATAGCGAGGTAGCCATTGAAGACCCTACGTCAGCGACGCAGTTCAACACGCCACTTGTTCCTCACTACACGTTCAAGCGATCCGACGGAAAGCAGCTCAACTCCCTTATCACTACCCGATGTATCCTCGTCGAGCACAAGGGAGCACAGGCAGCCCTCAGGTTCTTCTTGCCAGACATCGACGGGAATCTGGTCTCGGCTATTGTCCAGGATGTACCAGCTTCTGCGAACCTTCGTGAGGCGTATATCCCGCTTATTTGGACTGGCCGTGGGGCTGGACTGAAGATGCAGGTTGATAGCGGTATCGCTGAGATCAGCAAGGTTCAGCTGATTCTCGACGAGCGTAGTCCGAAGATCGATGACAGTCCTTTCAAGCCTCGTGAGTACCGTACTGATTTCAACGTCTGATGCCTCACGTCATCACTGGACAAGGGAGCATCGATCGGAGACCTGATGCATTCTCCTCCAACTATCTGTTCGCCCATGCCTGGGGTCCAGTTCAGTTGTCGGACTTTTCACTGGGTCTCTACAATCGAGCATGGCGTGTACGAGTAGATAATACCACTCACACTTTCTATCTTGCAAGGGCTAACGATACTAACGATGCGTGGGAAGCAGAGACAGTTGTCTTCGCATTCGCTGGTACTGATGTCCTTGAGATGGATGCTTGCTTCGATCAGCAGGGCCGCGTTTTCGTCTGCGCTGAACGGCCAACTGGTGCAGCAGGTGCATCGGAGATATGGGCTTATTACTTTGACCCGATTGCAGGTGCTTACACCTTCGTCTCGAAAGGTGCCGGTAGAACTCCCAAGTGTGTCCTCGATGATGTCATAGACCCGAACATCGGCGATATACTACTGTTCTATGTCAATCCAGTAAATGGAGTATGCTGGAGACAGCAGCGTGATCGCTATAATGTTGAAGCTCAGATGGTGTTCGGCAATCTGGTTAGTGTAGGACCGCTTCACTTTACGCTACCATATGGACCTGGAAGTCATGCAGCAGTGGGGCAGGTTTCGCAGAATGCGTACTACGCTCTCGGAGCTGGCCCACCGTTCCTGTTTACTTCGACTAACATTCGGGCGAACGATCCAGGTCCACTGGGTAACGTATCTGCAACAGTTGAGATTCACTTCACGAGACCAATCGATGGCTTCGAGTTCGAGGCTGTCAGTGCACACTTCGATGGTGGTACTGCTTGGGCGATCAATGCTGCTGGTGGTGTAATCGGTACAGTAGCATACCCGAGTAGCTACGGTCCTGAGGGTCCGAGACCTCGGCGTTCGTTCTATGCTCCAGGCATTCGACAGATCTGGTTGCTGCCCTCGGCGGCGGACTATACCAGCTTCGATAATATCTGGATTGCACCAACAGAATCAACGTATGTTCCTCCGGCGCCGAGCGCGATCTACCTGGAGGATGCATTCAAGGCCGAGGATGGTAGGGTACATCTGCTGTACTCGGTACGGGATGTAGTCAGTGGTCAGTTCCAGCTGTTGCACTATGAGAGTCTGCTGTATCCGATCCATCAGCCGAACGAGGATCGACTTACACTGGGTGCCTCGATTGGCCAGCCCAGTACACTGCGTCGAACCCTGATCGTATTCGATAGTTCTGGTACCTACATTGGTGCCTACCCGCAGATGAGCGGGGATGATCTAGAACCAAATGCAGCAATCAACCTAACTGATAATATCCTACGGGTTGTTCTGATTCAAGCGGATGCAGATGTTGAAAGCATTTTGCCTGGCGCTTCGTTCAACCCAGGTGAGAATACACTGATCGCTACAGGCGGGGTAGTGTATGAGGTAACAGAGGACCCCGATAGTCTGAAGCTCGGCGCATCGTTTGGAGCAGGTGATACACTAGTAGCTATCGCGATTCTCTACACAGCATACGACGTCGAAGGTATTAAGCCTTCTGCCGGCTTTGGTCCTGGAGGGACACTAGTATGAATGGAATCCTGACCCGACGTTACAGCGAGGGAGAGATTATCCTTCCTTCGGTTGGAATCAAGGGTCGCTACAAGTGGGAGCTGAAGCGGGCAGGCAAGGTGATTCGGGACTCAGGTGGCTGGCATGAAAACCTGATCACGAATACAGGGATGAACTCGTTCGTCATCCAGGATTTCCCAACGCAGCTGGCGTACGCGAATGTAGGGACTAGTGCAGTAGCACCAGCCTTTACGGACGTAGCGCTCGGCGCTGAAGTTGCAACTGCTGTTCGTCCACGGGTGTCACTCGTAGCCTCGACCTACGTTGCTGGTCCACCAGACTACTGGTATCGTCGGAACCAGTACACATGGACCGAGACGTTTGCGAATGGAAACCTGACTGAGTTTGGCATCTTCGATCCGGCTCACAACCTGATCATTCGTCAGCTGCTGAAGGATGGGGTAGGTGCTCCGACGGTCATCATCAAGACCAACCTCGATCAGCTGATCATCACACATGAGTATCGAATCTACGTTCCGATCGTGGACGTAGCCTCGGTGGTAGTAATCTCGGGTGTGAACTACGACGTGGTGACCAGACCAACAAATGCGAACTCTGCGTTCGGCTGGGCTCAGGTACTAGGATCAGGATTTGCCGGCCTCGGAATGCCGAAGGCTCTGGAGACGAATGTGCTGGCGGTTAGGACATCTACTCCAGGCGACGGTATCATCAGCACGAATGGTGCTGCAACAGCCTACGTTCCCGGTAACTTCTACATCGAGAACCAGTGTGAATGGCAGCCAGGATTCGCGAACTTTCCCACTGGGATCGGCATGATTACCAGCTTCTCGTCAGCGCCAGGAGGTAGCGGCGCGAACGACTCGACGGGAATGTTCCAGCATCAGTTCACTCCCAAGATTCCAAAGATCAACACGCAGAAGCTGACGTTGTTCGTACGCAGATCGTGGGCGCGCTATCCATGATGCCTGTGAATGTGAGGGGGTTCAGCTGGCTGATGCCGCGAATGAATCTAAATTCGCCGGTACTATCAGCTGCACTCCCACTGCAGGCACAGTACATCTACTCGGATACAGTCTCGACAGCACCACCCAGGGCTATGCGTGCGCTAGCCTATGACGCAGCGAAGGTCAGGCTCAAGAGCGGTCCAGTCCGAAAGCCTCGTACTTTCTATGCAATCATCACACTGAACAAGATTCACGACCTAGCCTTGGTTGATAACCTGCGATAATGGCTGCCCCTCGGAAGGTCAATGAGCTGAGGCTTGGTCCGACTACTCGTGAGTCGGATAAGGCTGCAGCTTTTCGTGAGCTCCAAAACCGGCTGAACGATGTCATCCAACAGTACAACGC